GACCCAACTCCTGAGCGATAGACTTAGCCAAAGCAATCATACCAGCCTTAGAAGCAGCATAGTTGCACTGACCAGCGTTACCATGAACACCAACAACAGAAGCCATATTGATGATAGAACCACTGCGCTGACGGAGCATGACTGGAGAGCAAGCGTGGATAAAGTTGAAAGCAGACTTCAAGTTAACGTTCAAAACAGCATCCCACTGAGCCTCTGTCATACGAAGCATCAAACCGTCCTTAGTGATACCAGCATTGTTAACGAGAATGTCGATAGAACCGAAATCTGCATGAATCTGCTTCACAGTCTTCTCGGTCTCCTCGAAATCAGCAGCATTACCTGCGTAAGCACGACATGTCACGCCAAGAGCCTCAATCTCCTTACGAGTAGCTTCCAAACCAGCAGCCATATCGTCGTTGAGTACGAGGTCAGTGAATGCGATATTAGCACCTTCAGATGCAAATTTCATTGCGACAGCCTTACCGATGCCGCGTGCAGCACCTGTAACAAGTGCTGTCTTACCACTTAATAATCCCATTTCTTTTATATTTAATTAATTATCAATAAATTACAATTTCAATCCAGATTTACCTAAGGCACCATATACTACCTTAGCAACAAGAGGTCTGCTTGATTGCACATTCAGTCCATGTCCCAGGCGTCCATAGATGAATGGTACTTCCAAGCCCTTGATACAATAATGAGTAATATCTGCAACGAGATCAACATTATCAATGTCAAACTCACCGTCTTCCTTTCCTTCAGAATATATCTTTCTCAGAATCTCAATTTCATCCTCATCAAAATTCTTGCGAGCCTTCTCTACCATCCAGATATTACGGAAAAACTCAGCTCGCAAATTACCATTACGAACTACAGTTTCCTTAATCATACTGAGATGTGTATAAATAAGCTCAATGATTTTATCTTGAGGACGCATTTTGCAAGAGGCAACTTCATCGAGTTTCTCAGACAAACGATCCAACTCTGATTCTATCACAGCATAATAGACATCTTCTTTTCTGCTAAAATACGTATAGAGCGTACGGCGACCCTTACCAGAAGCTACAGCAATATCATTCATAGTGGTATTAGCTATACCGTTCTTAGCAAACAGTTGTCGAGCAACATCTACTAACTTTTGTCTTGTTTTGGAAATTGACATATTGAAGTCCCTCCTAATTAAAATGATTGCACATAAAAATATCTGTGTGCAAAATTAGTAGTTTTATTCGATATATGCAAATATTTAGTGTTAAATTATAAATATAGGTATAAAAAAGAATCGGATAGAATGTTGAATTACAACTTTCTACCCGATTTGCATTGTTGCGGCGGCAGGACTGATGACAAGCCTACTACCGCCGGATAAGATTTTAGATGCCCAATATCATAACCAACACATTAATAATATGATATACCTTATTATATATAGGGGAGAAAAGAACTAAAAAAAATCAGTAAGCACTAATTTTCGTTTGAATTTAGTCCTTTTTATCCTTACTTTCGAGAAGTTTTATATAATTCTCCAATGTTTTGATGCGTTTATCCTTTTCCTGGATTAACTCTTTGAGATACTGGGTCTCCATTTTACTATTGTTAATCCTAACATTCGAGAGAACATTATTAGAACCAATGACTTCTCCCGTCTTTTTCGTGGCCCACTCGGGAGTGGTAAAGAAGTCATCCATCGAGCACTTGAGTACATCACGCATACGCTCAAGGGTATTGCAAGTGACACTCGTTGCCGTTTCAACATGATACAAGCCAGTTGATTTTCCCTGAAAAACCTGTTCTTCGAACTGTTTCTTGGTTAAACCAGCTTCTGCTATTAACTTTCTGAGTACCTGACCGTTATACATAACAACACAATTTAATTAATAATATTTAACTAATATCTATTAGTATTTTTACTAAAAGATATTAGTGTTTTCTAATTTTTATTCGTAACTTTGCAACAAAGTTAATAATAATATTTGAAATATGAAAGAAAATATGCAAAAAAGTGATGAAAAAAATTCATTGCGCGACTGGTACAACGAGATTCCTCGTAACAAGCGCAACAAGTTCATTTTGGCTCTGCAGCTGAAATTCGGCATGTCGGCATCAGGCATCTACGACAAGATCAAGAAGAACAACTGGTTGCCATACCAGCGTGAGATGGTAGAAGAGGTTATCAACGAGGGTAAATGGGAGAAGTAAATGGGAAAGATGACTATCAAGTGCAACAGCGAACAGCTGAAGTACATCCAGAAGGACTTCGAGGACGCTAGCGTTCCGGTCGATGTGTCGTACGGACCTTTCCATAAAGGCAAATCTGAGGTTAATCTTTTCTACGATGACGCTGAAGACGGAATTGTAGAAGGAATTGTTAAATATAGAATGAGAAACAATGAAAAGAAAGGTTAAAACTATGTCTATAGAGGATGCCATCAAGGAAAAATTCCCTGATGCTACTATATATGAAGTTAGAAACGACCGTTTTGGCAAATGTATATTAGGTGTAGTTCCCACCAAAGATGGGAAAGATCATATTGTCGAATGGGATAAAACCGGGAATGCTTCCGAATGTGAGGTAGGCGGTAGAGACTTCCGGGAAATCAGATGGAACGAAGAGGAGCAGCGACCAGAATACATCCACACCAAGCTACTTCTCCACGACGATAGATTTAACGTACAAGTAGATGCCTCCAAGTAAATGTCTAAGCTGCCCAATAGGGGTGAACTGTATCAACGGAAGATACTGCCCCCTATTTCGCAGATATATAGAGCATAGCTCTGAAACACTCGGATGTACACCTGAAAAAATAAACGAATATGAAAGCAATAATGACACTGGAATCAGGGTATAAGGCTATCATAGATTTCCTTACCCCCCCACTACGTAAAAGTTTCGAGACACAAGCGGAATTCGAAAGCCGCATTCTCTCAGAAATCAACCTATCTCAGCCAAATGCTGTCAACAAAGCCGTAAAGCTACATATCCTAAGGCATTAAGGCTATCGGCAGCAAGTATTTTGTTTTGAGCCTGCAAACATTTATCTTTGCAGGCAGTTTTTAAAGGAAAAGAAATATGATCAAAGCAGAACAGATTTACCAGGCAACCGATGACGGACTGGACATAATCATCGCATTATACCCGGACGCCAAAGAATGCGTGCAGAAATACTGCACAGGAACGCCCAAGAAGCACTTTGCCATCCGAAAGGAGAATACCCCATCGTGTTCCCTGAAGAAGTACAAGGAATGCTGGAGAGTAACAGACTTTGGAGGCGAAGGAAATGCAGAATCTCCTATCGATCTCTATATGAAGGAGAAGAATATCGACCGTTTCCCTGATGCCATCCTTCGCCTGGCAGCAGAGTATAACGTTACCGATGAGCTCAAGAAGGATGTAAACAAGCCTACTTTTGCAGAACGTGATGCCAGCATCGATGAGAAAGATGGTACCCGCATCTTTGAACTCAATGATAAATTCACGGAAGATGAACTGAAGGTTCTTGGCCCAAACGTGAAGCAGGAACATGTGGATGCCCTAAACTGGCATTCAGCCAAATGGATTGGATATGTCAAAGACCGCAAGGTCAAGATCAAATACAGCAATGAGCACTACCCTATCTTCATGCGTGAGTGCCTGGTTTCTCCAGCTGAAGGAGAGAAACCGGAAGTAAAATTCTACAAGATATACGAACCGCTCAACTTCAGCAAACAGTGGAGATTCTCATATACTCCTGATGGTGTCAAGCCTAAGAAGTACATCAATGGTCTGGCTGAGCTCAAGAAAGCATACCATGAGTTCAACGCCAAGGAGATGGCTGAATTCAACAAGACCAACGTCGATGAATCGAAGGTCTATAAAGAACAGAAACTTCCTGAAGCATTCATCTGCAGCGGCGAACGAGATAGCCTCTGCTGCAAGTCTCTCGGTTATCACCCTCTATGGTTCAACTCTGAGACCTATAAGCTCAGCGAGGAGGAATACAGAGAAATCATGAAGTATGTGGAAGTACTCTATAATATACCGGACATCGACGAGACCGGTATCTCCAAGGGAACGGAACTTGCCCTGCGCTACATTGACATACATACAATCTGGCTGCCACAATGGCTCAGGACCTACCACGACAACCGAGGAAAAGGCCGCAAGGATCTCCGTGACTGGATGGAGCTGCGCAATACCCGCAAGGACTTCCGCAACCTGATGACGCTGGCCATGCCTGCCCGTTTCTGGGTGAGCAAGCTCAACAAGAAGTCCAACACCTGGGACCACTACATCGATACTGCGTGCCTCTACAATTTCCTTTGCCTTAACGGTTTCTACACGCTCCACGACGAGAACTCCACCATCACGAAGTATGTAAGAATCACCGGTAACATCGTGAAGCTCATCACCACAAGAGATATCCGTGAGTTCTGCCGACAATGGGTCATCGACAGAGCAGAAAAGCGAGATATTCTCAACCTGGTATTGAATACCCCGAAGCTCTCCAGCGCTGCGCTCGATTCACTCCAGGAAATAACGCTTGACTTCACCAACTACACCAATCATTCACAGCTGTTCTTCTTCCCTCGTGTCAGCATAGAGGTAACCAAGGATGGTCTGATTGAGTATCAGCGTGAAGGAAGCTCGCTCAAGAACTACGTATGGCAGGAGAACGTCATCGATCATAACTTCAAGAAGCTCGATGATATGTTCACCATCACGCGCACCATCGATGAGGATGGCAGACCGAAGTTTGATATCGAGGTCAAGAACGTGAGTTCTCACTTCTTTGGCTATCTGATCAACGCCTCACGCACCTACTGGCGCAAGGAACTGGAATACAACTTCGAGGAGAGAAGCGTTGATGAGAAAGAAGCATATCATAAGGCTCACCTATTCGATATCGCAGGTGAAGGCCTGACCGATGTCGAGATTGCCGAACAGAAACAGAACCTCATCAACAAGATATTCACATTCGGGTATATGCTTCATCATTACAAGTCTCCTTCACGAGCATGGGCGCCTATGGCCATGGACAACAAAATCGGTGAAGACAACGAATGCAACGGCCGTTCGGGTAAGAGTTTCTTCTTCAAGACACTCTCTTTGCTGATGAAGACCGTTAAGCTGTCCGGTAGAAACCCGAAGCTGATGGACAACCCTCATGTCTTCGACCAGGTAACCCAGCACACTCAGATGCTGCTGCTCGATGACTGTGACCGGTATCTCAACACAGGACTCTTCTATGATAATATTACTTCAGATATGACTGTAAACCCAAAGAACAACCAGAGCTTCACTATACCTTTCGAGGATAGCCCGAAAATTGCCTTCACTACTAATTATGTGCCGGCAGATTTCGATCCATCTTCAGAGGCGAGATTGCTGTATATGGTGTTCTCAGACTATTATCATCAGCGCACGGAGGATAATGACTACCAGGAGACCAGAAGCATCAGAGATGACTTCGACAAGGATCTGTTTTCCAAGACCTATTCTGAGGCCGAATGGAACGCAGATATCAACTTCTTCCTGCAATGCTGCCGCTTCTACATATCTCTCGTGGGAGAACCCGTAAAGATACTTCCACCTATGGAGAATATCGTTAAGCGCAAGTTTAAAGCTGATATGGGTGTAAACTTCGAGGATTGGGCCAGTTCTTATTTCTCTGAGGAGAGTGGAAGACTCGACGAGTTTGTCGTAAGAGAAAAGGCATTTACAGACTTCAAACAGTTCTCTGGCCTTAACAAAGCAACGACACAGAGCTTTACCAAGAAGCTGAAGGCATTTGTGGAGCTATGCCCATACATTGAAGCCCTGAACCCGGATGACCTCTGTAACAGCCAGCATCGCATTATCAGAAGAGATCCAGCGCATCCTGATGGAAGCCCGGTTGAGATGATTTATCTCAGAAGCAAGAAGAGTGATTCTCCAAAAGAAGAAACTCAAGCAAAAAAGGGTGATTATCAATCGACAATCGACTGGAGCAAGATAGATACTAATAGTAACGAACCTTTCTAACCCCCTACATATATAATAGGGTATATAGCCCCAAGTTATAGTGCAAAGGTACAAAAAATATCTGAATTATGCAAATATTTTCGGCAAAATTTTCAAGCGAAATTCGCTGATTTTTATATTTCTTTTCTCATGTTACGAGGGAGTGATGAGCATCTGTTCATCGCTCCCTTTTTCGTCTTCACCAGGTATGGCCAGCCCTGCCCGACAGGCTCATTTTAGCCCTTTTCCCCCGCCTACCGCTGTTTTCCCCACTCCCCTTTCTTATTTATTATACAAATCTTTTGTAACTCTGTAACAGAATGTTAGTAAGAAGGTATAAATAACTAGAAAAGAGGGGGTTAAATCCAATTTTGGACGTTTACAAAGTTGCGTTACAACTTAGTTACAAACTTTTAGGAGTTTGTAACAAACCATTTTTGTATCAGCGGCTTACTTCTTCATATAGGTTATGTTACAACTTTGTTTTGGCCCACTTTTTTGTATCTGAAAAATGTATCAAGAAAACAGCGCTGATTATCAGAGAGTTATAAAGCCAAAGTTACACGATACAAAAATACAAACTTTTCGGACGAAATTACATCACATCAAATTTACTAAGAAATATTAGCTTTTTACTAATAATTATTAGTTATCTCAATTTTTATTTGTATCTTTGCCGAAAAATGGCATATGAATAGAGTAGTTTACATCAAGGTGCCTGCTCATATCAGGCAATGGGCATACCACAGTTATGGAAATCCAATTACTTTCCCTATCATCGGCAACGAGGTTGCCGTCATACGTCGGTTCACAAGTAAACCGCCTCAGGCTAGAATGTCGCCAGTAGAACAGGAGAGCCAGGAAGAGATGGAGAAGGCGGATGCCGCCTCACTGCACCAGAGCGTGACGAATACCTTCAAAGATGAGGAGTACGAACAGAGCCGATGGCTCATTCACCCTAATGAGTATATCGCCATCTCGCTTCCGGAATCCAAGGCAAAGCCAATACGTGAGTACAACTACCTGGGCCCACGTGCCAGAAGAGCCGTGAAGGAGATGATCACCGACCTTTTCAAGATAGACCTCTGGGCATCCCTGAAGGACATCGCTGACCGCTCATGCAAGCTTTCATCACTCATTTCAGCCTGGTGCGAGCAACATGGCATTGGCTTTGATTATGAGGATACCGTGCGCCAATGCTTCTACAGAATGCGCGATCAGCACGCAAAAAAGGGCATAAATTTAAACTCTACAACAAGATTTCATAAAGATTAATACAATTTTTTCCGTTTCGGCGAACAACTCCGAACAGAATGAAAATAATCGAAATAACCAAACAACTTAGAAATATGGCATACATCAAAAACATCATCAAGATTGAGATGACAGAGGCAGAAAACCTCAAAAGTGTCGTCTTCCCTATGGATCAGAGATGCATTGTACCGTCGGCTGCTAACTTCCGGTCAATTCAATGCAAAGTTCCGTCAAGTTGTGAGATTTCCGACAAAGTAGAGTCAAAAGTCCGCATTTTCACCTCCAAGCTCACCTTCAAGTCGTGCGAGCAGATAGATCCGAACTACCGACCTCTAGCCTTCAGAATCACCACGGCAGATGGCATTCGCTACCTTATGGGCTGCGACCGCCGACCATATCCGGTACTCACCCGTACCGAAAACCTGCCAAGTTCACATACGGAATCTTCCCTGATTACCTATACAGCGACTTGGACAGACGTCATCAGACCGCTCCAAATCATAGAATAAGTTTTTTTATTTCTTCTCCTTATTATATAACTTTGCGGCAATCAAATTCGCTAAGTTGTATGAAATATCAAATATCTATCACCGGTTATATAGGGTCGTGGACCAAGTTTATGGTCCGCGATATCCTTAATAACAACAAAGGCAAGCACGTCGATGTAGCCATCGATTCGCCGGGCGGTGCGGTTTCCGCAGGTCTCGCCATCTGTCAGATGTTCAAGGACCATGGCGATGTGACGGTTGACTTTCAGGCGGGCTTCTCTGCATCTGCCGCCACCATCTGTGCGATGGGCGCCAAGAAGATCCGAATGAACAAGTACAGTTTGCTCCTGGTTCATAAGTGTTCCACGGAGCAGTTTGTATGGAGCGCCCTCAATGAGGAAGAAATCGGTTCCCTCATCGAGCAGCTGCAGAAGCAGCAGGAAGACCAGCAGAAGATAGACAATATCATTGCCAATGTTTACTGCGATCGCTCGGGAAAGAAGCACGAGGATATCATCAAGGTGATGTCTGAAGCCAAATGGCATACCGTGGATGAGTGCATCGATCTCGGTTTAGTGGATGAGTCGATGGATGGCAAGCCGGCTGAAATCACGGAGTCAACACAGAACTTCATCAAGTACAACAATCTTCCAGCATTGCCAGAGGTCGTCAATTCCTGGTATGAGAAGAAGCCGGGCTTCCTGGGACGAATCTTCGGAAAGGAAAACTCACACAAAAATGTTTTAGATATGATTAAGAAATGGACTCACATCAACAATGTTCTCAACGTAGAGGGCATTGAGGCAGAAGAATCAGCCAAGGACTGCACCATCTCCCAGGAGCAGATGCAGAAGCTGGAGGATAAGATTGCTGCCGACTCCAGCTCGATCCAGACCAAGGACGAGGAACTCGATAAGGTCAAGAACGAGAAGAAGGAACTGGAGGATAAGGTCAAGAACCTGGAGAAGGATAAGAAAGACCTTGAAGAGAAAGTAAGGGATCTGGAGAAAGAACCGGGTGGCGAAACCCACACTGCCGTAGATGACAACAAGGCTCAGGACTTCTGCTCAGATCAAGTATCGGACGTTTTAATTGATTTTGCATAATATGGCAGAGAATGATAAATTTGTTGCACCTGTTGACGTAAAGGAACAGCTGCAAAAGACGGCAAAGATCTACCGTAATAAGTTAATCACCATGCCTACCAGAGGTCTGAAGAAGTCACTCAGCTACATGACTCTTCGCCCAGGCATCCGTGTTTCAGAGACCGTAGGCGAACTTACAGGCGGTGCTGAGTTCGGTCCATACGATGAGAACCGCGTAGCTGACGGCAACGTCAAGATTACACCTCGTACCCTGGAGGTGTTCTTTGGCAATGTCGATATCAAGTTCTCACCTAACTCAGTTTATTCCACCATCTGGGGCGCCAACGTCACTAATGGCGATGCCCTGAAGAATGTGCCTATCACGCTGCAGGTTCTTCAGCTCCTCGCCCTGAAGCTCGGCAAAAACCTCGACAAGGTTCTGTTCAAGGCTGTACGCAACCCTACAGGAACAGGTTCTGTTGACCTCTTCAATGGTTTCGATACCATTGCCAAGACCGAACTGGATGCCGGCAAGCTTTCCAGTGCCCTCGGAAACCTTATCAAGATTGCAGATATTCTGGGCGACAACAAGACCATCAACGACGACAACGCCGTAGATTTCGCACAGGGCATCTGTGAATTCGCCGATGAAGAGCTGATGGCAGAGGATAAGGTTTACCTTTACGTTCCTCAGTCATTCGTCAACCTCTACAACCGTGCCTTCCTCAAGAAGTTTGGTGCTGCTCCTTACAACAAGGATTACAACCACCTCACCGTAGAAGGATTCGGCAACGTTGAGTTCGCTGTCCTTTCCAACAAGAAGGATGCTCCTTTCTTTGAACTTACTACCAAGAGCAACATGCTGGTGGGCGTCAACGAGATCAACAACAACGATGCTGAGCAGATTAAGGTCGAGAAGTATCACCCATGGAAACTCGACTTTATTGCTACCAAGTTCTTCGGTACCCAGTTTGAGAGCATCAACAAGGAGCGAGCCCTGTTCATCACCGATGATGGTACCAAGCCACTCATCCAGAAGGCAGCCACATCATCTGCCAGCCAGACTGGCGGCAAACAGAGTGGCAAGGACGATACCGCTGACGGAAACGTCTAATGTTTCACCTTATATAATATAGGAGATTAAAATATGGCATGTACTAACAAAGATTTATATAAATCAGTGCGCAAATGTCCGGGTACGATTATTCGTCCCGGCATTAAGCCGAAGTTCCTAGCCATCCCGCTTTCGCAGATTCTTGCATGGCCAAAGCTTCCAGATCCTGGCGATACCACCAAGGGACTGGAGGAACTCGCCACCTATAAGGGTGACTTCACTCTTGCCGCTGATGCCAAGTGGCACGCAGTTGACCTCGTAGCACTCAAGTCTTCCATCACCACGGAGACTCAGGGCGAAGCTCCATCAGCTACCTTCCTCAACAAGGCAGAGTATATCATCGGCGGCACAGATGCCGATATTACCGGTTTCGGCCGTATGGCGATCAATGACGAACTGGTCTATGCCCAGCAGGATCCTAATGGCCGCTTCCGCATTCTCGGTAACGAGATGTTCCCGGTGAAGACCACATTTGCCCAGAACAGCGGCGCCGGAGCTACCGACTCAAAGACCTCAACTCTCGGCGTAGAGGCCACCGATTTCTGCCCTGCTCCATACTATGATGGCAAGCTTGAGACAGATGAAGGTGATATCAAGGGCAGCGATGGCTCTGCTTGGGAAGCAACCGGTCACGCGTAAGATTTGCCCAAATTTACATAACTACACATACTGATTTGCTTAGGTGGCTCTCGCTTCGTGCCTGAGCCGCCTTTGTTTGTTTTCACCTTATTATATATTGAATATGGATCATCAATTTACCAGACAGATGCAGGAGTGGCTCAACTCCAAGCACGAATCGGATGCAGAAATCATCAAGGGAGCAGATATGCTCTTCCGTCTCAACCGAAACCGGTTCTATCATGTCCGAGCAACCCGACAGCCCCAGGCATACCGCACCAACATAGAGTATGAACTGAATAAGTTCCTCAAGATACGTCTCGACAACATGACCATCGAGGAGGTCAGGAAGATGAACGATATCGTGATTTCTGAAGCCCAGGCTGTCATTGCCGAAGGAGAAGCAGAGAATAACGGAGAAAATCAGGGAAAATCGGAGAAAAACGGCGATTCCATCGAGGAAAATGCCTCTACCGATGATACAGAACTCCCGTCCTCGGATAGCGATGGAGTGGCTGTTATCCGTAAGGGCAAGCGCAAGGATCACGATTTCCTGCCCAAGGAAGTAGCCGACCTCTGGGATATCAACGCCAAGCGATACAAGGAAATCAAATCTACCTTCGAGACGCTCAAGGCGATGGAAGACAAGGAACCATGCGACCGATACGAGCATCTAAAGATTCTTTCGGATCTCGACAAGAAGTATCGTGCCGATATGCTCACCTACGACTCATACCAGGTGACACGTGCCGACCGTGACCGTGTAGCTAAAGCCAGACTCGCCGAAAATGCCAGCCAGGGTTAAAGTTGCCGATATTCTCAAGCCCATCGATGAGGTGAAGACACAGGCATACTTCGGACGGCACCTGCACACACTCGGACTCATCAAGTGGATCCTTTCACAGATTGGTCCTGCTGATGTGTGGGTGTCTTCCTACTCCACCTCCGAGGAGTTCCTCAGAGGTTTCCGCCTGATGCGGGATTCGGGCAGCATCTCGTCGGCAAAGATGCTGCTGGATGTGAAGGCAAGCAAGAAGACCGTACACCTGTGGCGGCTTATGTCGGCATGCTTCGATGATGTCTATCTGGGCGAGAACCATTCCAAGGTGACGCTTTTCCGGAATGATCAGCATGTTGTTTCGGTCGTCACGTCCCAAAACCAGACATACGGCAGCCGTGACGAGAGTACCATCATCACCACGGAACCACAGGTCTTTGCCGACCTGTTCAATGGATATACCAGTCATTGTGACAATCAAAGCTTAAGAATCAATGGAAATTACTCAGGAGTTACTCAACAAAGTGCAAGAGCTGGCAGAGAACCTGACTCCGATCTCGGAGATGTCCGTTCTTTTGGATATTAAGGAGGATGTTCTGCGTGATGAGATTCTCGACCCTGCATCAGAGCTCCGGCGCGTCTATTATCTGGGCATGGCAAAAGTCAGGCAGCAGATTCGCAGGAATGAGCTGGAGCTGGCTGCAGCCGGCTCACCTCAAGCCGTACAGCGCACACATGAATATCTGAATAAAATGATAGAGGAGATCAAGATATGAGAGAACCAGCTAACATCGATGCCATCATCGACCTGATGGACCGCACACCCGAAGAGATGGATGCACAGAATGTTCCCGCACCCGTGCGCGACCGCATTCTGCGCATCCGGGCTCTTTATGCCTGGTGGCTCATCAATCCACGCAAGACAGACCAGGAACTTGTCTTCAAGGATATGCAGGACTACAAGGTGCAGCGCATGATGGCTTATAATGACCTGCACCTCATCAAGCTCATACTGGGCAACCTGCAGAAGGTTTCCAAGGACTTTGCCCGGTACCGCTTCGACCAGATGATTCAGCGCACCTACGAGAAGGCAGACAATATGGGCGATGCCAGAGCCATGGCTGCAGCTGCCGCCGCATACGGCAAATATCACCTGCTCGACAAAGAAGATCCTGTCGACAACGGCTATGACCAGATACAGCCTCAGGTCTTCATACCTACTTCAGACCCTCGCCATCTCGGTCTCAAGCGCATACCTAACGTGATGGGCACCATCAAGAAGCTCATCAAAAAATACACCGACAACTCCATGGATCTCATCAAGATCGAGAGCGAAGACTATGACGAGCAGCTGCTGGAGTATACACCTACAGAGGAAATCAAACAAGAGGAGGGCACAACATGATAGAGCAATACTTCAACCCTGCGCAACAAGAGGTCAACCTCATATCCGCTCGCGACAACGTGGTCGTGGGCGGTCGAGGCATTGGCAAGAGCATTCTCCATGCCACCTTCAACCTGCGCAACATGCAGCGCATGCCTGGCAGCAATGGCGGCTTCGTCTCCGCCAATACCAAGCGATGCCTCACCAACACCATACCGTCCATGCTACAGCACTGGGAGCGATGGGGCTTCCACCGTGGCAAGCACTATGTCATCGGCATCAAACCGCCCAAAAAGTTGGGGTGGCCTGATCCTGTCATCCCTCCTTCCAACTGGGAGAACACCATATCGTTCTACAACGGCTCCATCGGCACCATCATCTCACAAGACCGCAAGGGCACGTCAAACTCCCTCTCGCTCGACTACCTCGACATCGACGAGGCTAAGTTCATCGACTTTGAGCAGCTCAAAGACGAGACTTTCCCTGCCAACAGAGGCAATGTCAACCTCTTTGGCCAACACTACTATCACCATGGCATGCTCATTACTTCAGATATGCCCGTGACTAAAAAAGGCTCCTGGTTCCTCAACTATAAAAAAAACTGCGACCCTCACCTCATAGAGGCGATATCATCACTCGTGGTCGAGGAGTATGACATACGCAACCGCATCAAGACCTCTGGCCACATCAGCCTATATGCCAAGCGCAGACTCAAAGAGATTGGGCTACTCCTGGCACAACTGCGTTCCAAGGCTCTCTTTTACAAGGAGTACTCATCCGTCTATAATGTCGAGGTCCTGGGCATGGAGTTCATCAAGCAGATGAAACGTGACCTCCCTGCACTCACCTTCCAGACATCAATCATGTGCAAGCGACCTTCCATCTCGCTCGATGGCTTCTACTCCAACCTCAGGGATGTCAACCTCTACTCTGCTCCAAACCTCGACTACCTCGATGGACTGGAGTATGATGTGGAAAAGCTGCAGCATGTCGATTCACGCATGGATGCAGACGTTGACCCAGACCGTCCGCTCTGCATCGCCTTCGATGCCAACGCCCTCATCAACTGGATAGCCATTGGCCAAGACAACCTGCGTGGAGAGGCCCGCTTGCTCAAGAGCATCTTTGTCAAGTATGAGGAGAAGCTGCCAACCCTGCTCGACAAGTTCATGGCTTACTATGAATATCATCGCTGCAAAGAGGTCAACTTCTACTATGACTCCACCTTCGTGGGCAACAACTACGCCCTGATGAATGATGACTTTCACACCTTCATCACCAACTATCTCACCGACCATGGTTGGTATGTCAACGAGGTCTATCTGGGCAACCCGATGGGGCATATAGAAAAAATGCTGCTCATTAACCGCATGTTCCTGGGCAAGGCTGACCACCGTGCCATGATCAATGATGAGAACAACGAGGACATGCTCCTATCCATCCGACTCGCTGGTGTCTACAATGGCAAGAAGGATAAGCGAGGCGAAAAGCTGGCAGAGACCGAAGAGGACAAGCTGGAGGCTCGCACCGATGGCTCCGATGCCTTCGACTCTCTGATGATTGGCATCGAGAAGTTCCCACAGGCTGATGGCTACGTCTCCTGTGGCTCCATGCTCTGATACGCTGACCGATTTACTTATTAGATAAATAACATGGTGGCTGGCATTCTTGCTTGACCGCCGATGAGGGGAGTGCGCTGTGAAGCGTGCTCCCTTTTTTCGTGCCCTTTGCCTTTTTACATTCCTACAAAAACGTTAACGGTCTTTTACATATTCCGTCTTTTCCAAGGAGGCAGGAAGCGCCCTCGGGCGTAGGGCAGTGGGGGGTGCTATCGCCGACAAAGGGGAATTATTTTCCCTTTGAATCCCTAAAACCACGATAAAATCGGGGTTTTCCAATCCGTGGGTGTGGAAAACCTGTCGCAAAACGACACATTCGGCATCTTCAACCTCGGGGTCGAAGCATGCCAAATGCTGCGATTTCATCGCTCCAAGGTATGTTTTTCCTCCTAAAGTCTGAAAAACATGGTGTTTTTGATGACGCAAATTTTCCATCTTTCATTTCATACGCTATGGTTAAAATTTGCGAATTTTCAAGCGGTAGTGACCGTGATGGCGCTCAAACGTCGCTAAGGCTTAACCACCAAGGTAAGGCAGAGCCTTTTCTTTGCCCGCTTTTCCTGTCCGAGAGCTTTTCCCTTTATCGGTTATCCATCGGTCATTATCTCTTTTTCGGGTGCAAAGGTACGGCGGACGGCATGCACCAAGTACCGATAAATCTATTTTCCAAAAACTTTTCGGCAGCCTTCCGCAATCAGAGATGACGGTTTTCCATAAACTTTTTGCAAAATTCCTTGGCTTTCATACCTCTTCTCCGCTCGTCTGCATCGCACCGTAAAAAGCGACAAAAACGACCGACGGACAGAATAAAAAAAACTCTCAGACGGGCAGGCAAAGACGAGTTCAAATAAAAAAGCTCCTTCCTCCCTCTGGCTAGAATAAAAATTTTAAGCGTATGAAAACTTTCAATTATTACGAGTACAGCTCCAAGCGTTTCGACCGCTCAGCACAAGCAGAGCAAGTGAGAAACTTCATCTTTGCCTTCAAGGATGGAAAGCAGTGGGCGACAGACGCAGCTGCCGATATGGTGGTCAGCTCTTTCGTCAACACCTATGGCGACAAAGCCAGCGACTTCGTGATGGTTTGCGCTCCAGCAGCCAACTCAAAGAAGTACACCAAGCGCTTTTCTCGCTTCGCCCAAAAGGTGAGCCAAGGCGCAAAGGTACAGAACGGAAACGAGCACATTTCCATCTATGGAGAGCGCACAGCCAAGCACTTCAGCACAGACAGAGTGTGTGAGAGCTTCGACTACAGAGTGGCACTCGATAGAGAGTACTTCAGCGGAAAGAAAGTCATCATCTTCGACGACGTGGTGACGAGCGGAGCGACCGCCCGAGAGTTCGCCAACGAGCTAGCCGAATGTGGCGCACAAGTGATGGGAGCGATGTTCCTAGCGAGAACAAAGAGAATGTATAACTAACAAATAACAAAAGATATGAGACAAAATTATAACAATCTTTGTATGGAGGAGAGACCGCAGTACAGAGCCTATAACCAAGGTTTCGACACCCTTACCAACGTTGACTTGATTTCTTTGGTAATCAACAGAGGGGCAGGTACCAAGGACAGCCAAGAGCAGGCACGACAGATTTATAACATCATGGGCAACTCGCTTCGCAACATCGGCAAGGCGAGAATAGAAGACCTGGAAGTGGTACCAGGAATTGGAGACTGCAAGGCGATAGCCCTACAGGCAGCCATCGAGCTAGGCAGACGCTACCAAATGGAAAAGGTAGCGAGAAACACCGACCTAGGCAGCAGCCTGGCACTCTACAACTATCTTCGCCCAATGATAGGCTGCAATGAGACAGAGGGCTTTTGGGTAGTGCTGATGAACCAAAACTTTAGGCTGATAAAGTGCACCAAGCTCAGCGAGGGAGGCATCACCGAGACAGCGGTGGACGTTCGACTGATAATGAAAGAAGCCGTGCTCAACAATGCAACCATCATCGCCGTGGCACACAACCACCCATCGAACAGCACGCAGCCGAGCAAGGCGGACGATATGCTCACGCAGAAGATAGCCAAGGCGTGCGAGGTGATGAGACTTTTCTTGATGGACCATATCATCTTGGCTGAGGATGGCTTCTACAGCTACCACGACAAAGGAAAGCTATAATATATATATAATAAGGTAAGGGGAAGGCTAAAACCTTCCCCCTCATTTTCCAAAAATTTTCGCCTGCGGCGAAAGTGTCTGGCAAGAGCCAAAAAGCGGTCGAGCATTTTTTATATACCATTTTCCAATCTTTATTGCAATTTTTGTTGTTAAATTTATCATTAAATTTGCGATTTACAAAAAATATCCGTATCTTTGCATCGTGTTAATATAAACAGGATGTGAATTATGAGCAATACAACGACTATATATACAACATACCAAACTGATGGCAGCCCTGTTGTGGCTATACAAGACAAAGGTACTGGCAAGGTTGCATTCGCTGGTGTTACCAATAAGGCTAACTTTTTCAACATCAGTACTGCCGACAGACTCAAGGAGTTGATGACTCGTGCCGTTAACAACCGCACACGTGAGCGCAACTACTTCAAACTATATTGCGAAATGCTTGACGGCAATATTACCGAAGAAGAGTTTGATAAAGAGATTGAAGAGCATGAGGATAAGTACATCATCAAACAAGATAAAGATGCTTCCATTGAAGACATTGAGGTGGCTCTTGAGGTCAGCCCATCGCTCATGAGCATCACCTCGCCTGATGATATGGCTGAGGTATTCTCTTTCAGTGAAAAATCAATGCAAAAAAGTATCCAATAATGGCTATATATATCAAAGAAGGTGAAATCATAGAGGGCAAAAAAGCTGATGTCATTGCCAGAAGGGCTGAGTGGAAGGGACTCAAAGAGGAACCTATCACGGGCAAAAAGATGACATTATACGAACTAGACCGAAATAGTTCCGTAGAAATCACCGAAGCTCTTGAGCTCAACAAAGAGGACAAGAAAATACGAGAAGATCTCAACGTCCATGGCAATGTGGGTGACAAGATACAAGGCGATGCCATCAGGCTTTGGGTTGACTCCAAAAGAAATTCTCTGAAGTTCAATACCAAGGAAGGCATCTCTGGCAGACATGGAGCCAACCTAGTGAGCACAAACAAGCGCACGGTGAGCAAACTCAAATATTCATTCGACAATTATAAAAAACTTTTCAAACACTCGGCTATCGAGTCTAACATTAAAGGACATATAAAATGAACATAGATATTCTTGCATTGTGTGACTTTGCACAAGATAATGACGGCAAACTTACCATCGTGGGCACTTTTGACCACTATGTGGTAAGAAAAGCACCGCTGCCTAAGAGCAACCTCTTCATGGTAGCGAGAGTTAAGATGAACAGCGAGGAAAGCAAACTTCAGCAAGAGTTCTCGGCAGAGGTTACAGAGATGAGCACTGGCAAGATGATTCTTGGCCAGCCCATCAATTCCAAGATTGAGCCGCGCCCTTCTGATGAGTATCTCTTTAGTAACTTCATCTTCGAGTTTACTGACCTGCAGTTCCCGGCTGAGGGCAACTATCAGTTCTCTTTCAAAATTGGCAATGTAGAGAACTCACTACCACTTAAGGTATATTTCCAGAAATAAGCATAACAAACCCTCGATGCTCAATGCACCGAGGGTTTGTTATGCGGAATATGCACGGAAAATCGAGGAAAATGCGGGGAAAATCGGGGAATTTCCGAGGAATCCATTCCTCGAAGTGGCAGAACCGAAGGGAGATCCTGCAGTCGTTTCCGGTCGTTTTCGGTCGTTTTCGCAGTCATTTCCGGTCATTCCTGGATATGATTCCGATTCATTCCGGTTTCTTTCCGTTTTTATTCCTTTTTTATTCCTTTTCATTCCTTTTCATTCCTCATTTTCAAATTATATTATTACTTTTGCACCGGAATTTATTCAATTAATTGCAGTTATGAAGAAAATTATTCTAATTTTAGCCATCATTTTTATGGCTATTGGCGCTAAAGCGCAGAGCACCATCCAGTCTGAGGATGGTAAGTATCCGGTTTATTGCGACCTCAAGGCATATAACTTCTGGGGTGTAGGCAAAGTGAAGGTCATGCTTGATATGGGAGCGGTCTCCAATGGTGGAGGTTCCTTCGAGAGCTTATATGATGAGGATGGCAAACAGATCAAGTTCAATACCGTCATGGCAGCCGTGAATTATATGGCTAAGAAAGGTTGGATACTTGACAAGACATATTATGTTACAGAGGGTGCCGGCAGGGCTGTTCTCCACTATGTTCTGGTGAAGAGAGTGAAGAATGATTCTGAGATTCGAGCAGGGTTGATTACCAAAGAAGAGCAATAATATGTTATTAAACATGTTTTGAAAAGAAAAATGAGCGAGGAATGAAAATTTCTCGCTTTTTTTTTGGCGGTTCCAATTATTCTTCGTACTTTTGCCAACGCTTATAAGATAGTAGTAATCTACTCAGCGATGGCGACTGTTTCGCCTAGGCTTCACGCCGTGGGCTTTTTTTATGCCTATAAAGTATCATTTTCCCGGCAGCGGGAAAAAGGTCTTTACTATATGGCGGTTGCATGATCCGTAAGATACTTGCCCTTCGCTGGGAAAGCTACCATCTTATAAGCAGCGGTGAATGTGACCGCCACCATTGTATTTATACATCAAGGTCGGTCTATAATGCTTATAAGATGGCAATATGCAGAATTCTATTTTATTAAGTGATGCGCAGGTGAGACCTGTAGGCATCAACGTCAACGAGGGCATCCATACCCTCAAGTGTGCAATCAAGCGTGAGGCTAAGCGCCTCATGACTACCAAGAGCGAGACCATGAGCTACCTCTGCGAGGAGACCGTGACCTATGGTGAGGTATTGGCCACCGTGGTGGGCTTCGTCGCCCTGATGGCATTCGTGGCATTGAGTGGATTCATAGCAGGAGGGGAGGTAGCATGATGGTGAGCAGAATGACTACAGAGCTGTTTCTTGCCGATTTGGCTGCCAATACCGATAAACTGAATAAGGCTCGCCTTGATTACGCTCAGAAATTATCCGAACTTCGTGATAATTATGACGAAGAATTAGATTCCATACAGGAACAGGAGCGCCAGGCTTTAGATGAGTTCCATGATGCCAGAGAGGAATTTGAAAGCTCAGAGGAGAAGTACAATATTGATTGTCAGCGACTGAGAAGAGAGCGCAATGAGGAAGGGCGCAAGTACAACGAGGAAAAGGTGAAAGCCAAAAACGACTGGACAACCAAGAACCAGGATATCCAGAACGAGCGCCATCGGTTATTCGAGAGATACCGAGAAGCGGGGGGGGTACTTACGGGAGCAGAAGAAGGACTCCTGCACCCAGGCTGGACCAAAGACAAGAAAGGAGGAGTGAGCGATGAAGAAAAGTAGAAACCGCAGAAGACGCACAGCAAAGCTGACAAGAAAGGACATCAGCAGATGCAAGTTCTTCGCTATTAAAGGCAGGCAGATGAACGCCTATAAGGTAGAAATCAAATTTTGGAGAGACAACAACGTTGTCGCATCAGTTGTTTTCATCGATGATGCTCCAAACAAGCAGACTATTATCCGATGGTATGATCATCGCTACTTTGCTCTTCGATATGGAGCTAAAGAGGCTGAGCCACTCAATATGACTTTGGCCAAGTGGAAAACCATAAACAACGATTAGGCATGAACGAAAATAATTCAACCAACCTGCACATGACAGCAGACGTCTGGAATGCGCTAGTAGATATGATGAACGTTGACCAGCTGGACAACTTCATCGAGACTCTTGAGTTTGCTCAAGACAAGTTTATCTCAAACGAGGTAATAACCAATGCCGTGGATGATTTTGGCGGTGCCGGACAGGTTCTTCTGATGCTCAATGCATTCAAGCGCATGGAGAACCTCTTCAAGACCATCAACCAGGCTCTGAAAGCGAAAGGAGGTGTGGCATGAAAGAGCGCAAGCACATCATAGGCTTCGGCACATACCAAGCCCCACCACCTCCACCAGAGCCAGACAAGGAGACTGAGGATAATCTAGTGGAGCAAGCCCTAGATCAATATCTCATCGACTACAAGCCATACGACCCAGACGATGAGGTTGATCCACAAGAGTTCAAGACCTCACGAGAGATACAAGAGGCACTCTCCGATATGGTGACAATCTCTATCTCTACCATCACAAAGTACATGAACTCGCATGGCTATGACATGGTAAATGTCGAGGGCGGCGGTCTCACCTGGCACCTGCAGCGAGATGCCCCCTTCTAAACAACAAGATCATTTTTTTTCATTTTTAGTAAACAATAAAACGACGGATGGGGCCTTAGGCACATGGCATGGCAGCTCTATCCCCCAGTACCCGGTAGTCGCGAGACTATCGGGTATTTTTATTTTCCTCCTTTCCTTCCTAACTTTGCAGTGTTTTAATGAGACAACAATATGATCACTGCAACAAAACCAACTTCGCCATTGTTTACATCGTCGCTCGATACCTTTACATTTAAGATATCGGGCGACACCGCTACCGTCACCATCAAGTGCAACGGCATGGAGCTGCTCAGCGAGACCTACTACCCAGTCTCTGGCTCCATCACCATCTACGACCTCGGCACACTCATCGCCGATGCCGTGCGACCTACAGTGACAGCTTCCTTCACCATCGACATCACAGAGCACCAGGGCGAGAGCGATATCGCCACATGGTCGAGCGGTGCCATCACCGCCTACTACGCCACCGTTGACATCGACATGTCGTGCTCATCATTCATAGACCGATACTTCCTCACCCTCCTCGATGGCACCAAGCTCACTCGACTGGGGCATCGTGAATATCTCCATGCCGCTGGCATCAACAGCTCCACCCCTACCGTGGTGGCACAGTTCTTCAAAGACAACCAGGTCACCACCGTTCAGGTTCCATCCTCAGCCACACCTACCCACACCGCCAACGGCATCACCTCATTCGATGTCTCACCAGACCGATACTGCGACGCATCAGAGGGCTACCTCTTCGCCTACACCGTCACCGTGGGCGACCGCACCCAGCAATATCAGATTGACCACACAGGCTCCATTGCCGACCCAGTGCTTCTCTTCACCAACAGCTTCGGCTGCCAAGAGATTTTCTATTGCCTGGGCAAGAAGAAAATCGCACCGATTTTCGAGCGCAAGAGTGCCGTCATCGGGGGCAAAAAGATAAATTACCAAGTCAAAGAGACACGCACTTTCGAGGGCGACACGGGCATCATCCCACCATCCATGGCACACTTCGCCGAAGACCTGCTGCGCTCCGATGAGGTTTACCTGTTCCGTGACTATGCCCAGGATAAGCAAATCACCCTCACAGACTCCAAGAGCGAGCGCACCAACGAGGCTGACGACCTCGCTGAGTTCACCTTCTCATACCAGTACTCTCAGCGCATCCAGAATGTCGTGTTCAAAAACATCGACACCTCGTCAGGCAAGATCTTCGATGCCTCCTTCGATGACACGTTCAATTAAACAAAACTCCTTCAGATATGGCAAACAACACAGACAACAAGACCGCCAAGGCCATCCACATCAACGAGCTGCGCCGTGCCCTCGACATCTCGCGCATCGACCGCACGCCCGTTGACCTAGACTGTTGGAAGGCTGGCGATGGTTCCATCATCCAGTACCGGGGCTGGCTGGTGAAGAGCAGTTCCTGGCAGCAGGGAACCCACAACCTCTACAATCCGGTGAATCACCAGATACGCAAGGTGAGGGATATCTTCATCTTCAGATACAATGACCATCCAATATACTTATAATAATTATGGCAAGCAACAACAACAGCAACAACATAGACATCACCTATGCCACCATGGGCGAGGTGATGGATTATCAGACATCATCGCCCACGAGCGGTTTCACGGAGTCGTCCACAGTCTTCGATGATGATGGTACCACGCCTATCGTCAGCGTGGAAGTCGGGGGAAAGGAATATACCTATGTACCCTTCGGCTACGAGAACCAGCTGCCCTACAAACTGATCAGCAACATTGGCAGGAGCAGCGTGATGGCTCAGAACAAACTCTTCAACGTGCTCACCTGCTATGGAATGGGCTTCCAGTATAACGACATCGAGACCAAGCTGCCTACGAAGGACAGGGAGGTGAACCTGTTCCGGATGCACAACTCGATGAGCCGTTTCTTCCTGGAACAGATTACCGACATGAAGTATTTCTTCTTCTGCGTATCTGCCATCGTGCTCAACAAGAAGGGCGACAAGATTGTGGCGGTAAGACACAAGGAGGCGTGCTACTGCCGGTTTACCAAGAGCGTGAACGGACGCTCGGAATATGTGCTCTATGCCAACTGGAGAAATGCCACTGTGCCAGCCAACATAGAGGTGCTGCCGCTGCTCGACGAGCTGGATCCGCTGGGCGACCTGCAGAAGCGCATGGGGCTGGACGGCCAGAACGGCAAGGTGAAGGCAAGACAGTCGGGGCAACCGGGATGCAAGGACAGGGTCTTCGCCATCGTTACCCGCTTCCCTACCCCGGGCTGCCAGTACTATCCCGTGCCCTACTACTCCGCCATCTTCAGGGACAGATGGTATGACATCTCCCGTCTCATCGCCATCGGCAAGATGGCGAAGCTGAAGAACCACGCCACCATCCCCTACCTGGTAGAGATACACAACGACTACTGGCGCGGCATCTTCAAGGAGGAGCACATCACCAGTACGGAGGAACAGAAGAAGCGCAAGCTTGCCGAAAAGGAGAAGATACGCGACTTCATCTCGGGCATAGAGAACAGCGGCAAGCTCTGGATAGCGGGCTACTATACCACGCCCGACGGCAAGGAGGTGAAGATGGTGCGCATCACCCGCATCGATACCTCGAAGGACGGAGGCGACTACAGTGATGATATCGCCGAGAGCAACAACATGCAGTGCTATGCCGACAACATCCACCCTAACCTGGTGGGCGCCACTCCCGGCAAGAGTCAGAGCAACAATTCGGGTTCCGACAAGCGCGAGCTCTTCACGCTGAAGCAGAGCATAGAGAAGGCATTCCACGACCTGATGGAGACGGTTCACTGGGTGATCATCTACTTCAATCACTGGGAGGAGAAGGTTTATCCGGATGTGCCGCTCATCATGCTCACCACCCTTGATGAGAACAAGGATGCCAAGAAAGTGTCTAACAATCCAAATTCAAAGACAGATGATTAATATTACCGCAGAACAGTTTGAGCAGCTCCTTCCATTCGTGGGAGCTGCTTCTGAAGATGTCTTCACGAAGATGCAGCCTGCACTGGAGAACGTATATTTCGACCTGGTGGCTACGGTTATCGGTTCAGACTTCGAAGATGCAGCCTGTATGGAGGACAGTCCGATATTGGGGAATGTGCGTTCCTATGTCATTCTGAAGACCTTTATCCTGCGTCTCCGTTCCAACGACCTCGTAATGACCGACAACGGTTTCGGCGTAGTATCAAACGAAAATATCTCTCCCGCATCACAGGCGAGGGTTGACGCCCTGTTCAGAGAACTGACCTATAAGCAGGACCAGCAGCTGCACGGCATTCTGAACCGCCTGCGCACGGTGGAAGGATGGAGCGAGACTGTTCAGGCAAGCAACAACATCGCCTCCTTCTTCTGGTCGCCTCTGGTATTGAGGGCTTACTCGCCGGTACGCGGTTTCGTAACTTATGATGACCTGACAGCCCACCGGAGCGAGATAGGTACTGCGGAACTTGCTCTGCGCAGACAATTCTCCGACTCACTCATCGAACAGTTGCTTGAGGAGGAGCGCAAGGCACAATATGAGCCATTTCATCGGCATGCCATCGTAAAAATGTGCCATTTCATCGGCGCTCACATTTCTACCGGCGAAACGCCCGCTGATCCACATTACAAGGATCTCGCCTATACTGCAGTAGCCAACTTTATCGAAGAAAACATCGATAAATTCCCAAAATATAAGGATTCATCGGCCTACAAGGCCAATCACATGCAAGCGTATGAAAACAAAGCTGACGACCCGACCTTCTTCTTTGGATGCTAACGGAACGCTGAACCTTCACGTTCCTCATTCCTGGAGTGAATTGACACAGGAACAGTTGCGCTATGCGCTCTTCCTGCTCACCCAGGGGTGGGAAGAGTGGCAGGTAAGAACTTATCTCTTTGCCCGGTTTGCCGGCATAGACGTACTCAACGAGAAGAAAGACGGATGGCTCTGCGAGGTGGAGACGGATAAGGGCAAGAAGACAAGATTCTTTCTTGAGCTGTGGCAGATCCGAAGTTTCTGCGAGGCTTTCGACTATGTTTTCGATGGCAACGGGGCAGACAACAGACTCGAATCCATTGGTCTCTATAAGGCTGCAGATGTAGAGCTCTACGATTATCCGTTCGAGTATTATCTGATAGCCGACAACTATTTCCAGCAGTACATGATGTCGGATAAGTCGAACGAAGAACCTCTCAAGGAACTGGCACGGTATCTCTATCTGGATGGCGAGGGCAAGAGCCCGGACCGCATCGAATGTACGGTACCAGAACTCATGGGCGTGTTTCTCTGGTATGTGCGGATAAAGCATAACTTTTCGGAAAAGTTTCCTCATCTCTTCAAGCCTGCAGCCGAAGGAGGTGAAGACTACGATATGGTAGGAGCGATGAATGCACAGATTCGGGCACTCACGGGAGGCGACATCACCAAGGAAGAGATTATCAGAAAAGCCGATGTGTGGCGGGCACTCACAGAACTGGATGCCAAGGCACGCGAGGCTGAAGAACTGAACAAAAGACTGAAAAAATCATGATTAAGACAGAAATCAATACCCCATCGGTACAGGTAGGCTTCGATGCCTTCTCTTACTTCAGAGATCTGGCAAAGCGCAATAAACTCTGCAGTAATCTCGGTTTCATGCCTACCACCTGCTCCAGTCCGACGGCATTTGAGGGTATGCTGAGCAATATGTCGAAGAGCAGAAATTTCATCGTTATAGATGATACCAACGACGGTAACGTAGCCATCAATGGTGACGGCAGCTTCCGTAAGGTAGTTACCTATACGGTATGGATCCTGATGCGATATAAACTGAACGACATGAACGACCGGCAGGAAAAGCTCAATACCTGCAGAAAGATATTCCGGCAGTTTCTGAGCAGGATCATCATCGATAAGATGAAATGGGAAAACGACTTCACTTATCTGCTGAGCGACCAGGTGGACAATCGGGAGATAGGTGCTTATTTCATTAACGGGCTTACTGGCGTGGAATTCCATATCGACGTTAGCGAGCCGCTAGACCTGGTATACAACAATGAAGAATGGAATGAATAACGTCAAGACTCCCGTCTCTCAGGAAGATATCTATGCTTATGAGCGTGGATGGGCAGAAGAGATGGTGAAAATCTGGAAGGAGAAAATCATGCACTACCGCATCCGCCATACGGGTGCTCTCTTCAACAGCGTGCAGGCTACTTCCTTCGGAGGTTCCAGCCGCACGATTGCCCACAAGTTTCTGCTCTATGGTCTCTACCAAGAGACGGGCACTGGCAATGGCTATTACCATGGCAACCCAGGTGACCTAGAGTTCCTCGACCCGGAATATCGTGCCAAGCACCATCTGGGTGAGCCACGCCAACGCCGCCCATGGTTCAACCGCAAATACTATGCGTCCATCATGAAGCTCAACGATATGGAGGGCTATTTCTATGGCGAGGAGTACAAGGGATTGATGGCTGACCTCTTCAAGCAGATGTTCGGCACACCCTTATAACGTATTTTTAATTTGCACCATTCCTTCGTAACTTTGCGAAAAAATAAACAAATACGATGGCAGATAAAATAAATACAGAGATACTGCAGAGGGCGTTCGAGTCCATCAGAGACGAGCGTGCCAAGGGTGCCAATACAGCGAGGCGCATTGGCGATGCCTTCCTCTCCCTCCTAGCCTATGCCTCACAAGACAATGGTGCATACCTCTCTCGTGAGCATGACGATGCCGCCATGGGACTTATCACCTTCCTAAAGGGGCTTGTCTCCGAGGGGGTGGCTCACCTCAACCAAGGTGCACAGTTTGGTGGTTTTGTCTCTGGCATGGCCACAGGTAAGGGCGCAGCCATCGACGGCGATGGCAATGCTGAGGTCGAGAGCATCAAGGTGCGCTCATACATGCAGGTGCTTGAGCTGATAGTCAACAGACTCTCAGCCTTCGAGGGTGACCAGTTCTTCACCGAGAGCGACACCATCGAGCAGGTCGATGACCTAGGCTCAGGTTGCTACGGTCTCCACCTCCGCTCCAAATACCAGGGCTATTTCACCGCACAGCACGTTAACAACGTCATCAAGGGCATGGTCAACAACCTAGCCACAGCCACCACCTCGTCCACATCTGCCAGCTATTACACCTCATGGATGCGCATCAACAGCGTCAATGCCGTCCAAAACTACATCGAGGTCACCCTATACCCCGACACCGAGGTGCCAGGCGGACAAAACTTTCCGCCGTGCGAACTCATGAACATCGCCCGATTCGGCAACCAGACAGACGAGACCCTGCAGAGCTGCTTCTATGTCTCCTCCACCGAGGGGCGCATCGTCAAGCTGACAGGCGTCACGAAGCCGATACTGGATGATTACAACTACGGCATGGTCTTCGGCGACATGCCTGAATTCGTTAAGTCGCTCGACCTTCCTATCGTCAAAGGCAGGGATTATCTCTATGCAGCCGGCATCATCACCCAGGATATCATACAGATTGACTATCATGGCAAGCCGATTGTCGATTATGTAGACCGAGGACCATGGTCAGAGGCGGCAGACTATTTCTGCTCAGCTCTCAATCCGGAAACTGGCAAATACGAGACTTCCGATGTCTGGTATACTGGGTGCAAGTGGCGATGTCAGAAGACTGGTACCCATACCGCACCAAGGTGGAACAATACCGATTGGGCGATGATAGAGGGCAATCCAGCCTTCACCATTGATTTCCTCGAAGACGAGACGCTCTATGATTTCGACAACTTCCGAGCTCCGCTGACAGTCGTCGCATCGCTCTACGGACAGGATATCACATCAGATATCCTCGACAGCGACGTAGCCTGGACCAGATACACGGAGAACAAGGCTGGTGAGCAGAGAGTCACAAGTGACAACATCTGGTCACTCGAAGTCGGTTCCAAGGCAGGCAAGGCTATCGTACTGACCCAGTCTGACCTCTCCATCGACAGCGAGGGAGTTCCGGCTAAGATTAGATTCACGGCAACAGTTACACTTCGTGATGGTCTGGGCGATGAGGTTGCCCAAGATTCCATCACACTGGAATGTGTTTAATAACATATAAGATGAAATACAAAAGATTAGACTTCAAATACACGCCTCTGCAGGTGAACACATCCAAGACAATATCAGGCAGCGTTCCGCTCGAGCAGACTTATGACGCCAACCAGAATGAGTATGCTCCTAATTACGAGTTGACACCATGCGCCTTGCAACCGGTCGTTGGTATAATCGACAGAGATAACATACTCGAGAGTGGTCGTGTCAATAGTGAACTGACAGATATCGCCTGGTACAGAGTCGAGAATGGTGTGGAGGGTAATGCGCTGGTTTCGACACCCAGGAAGCATATCATCACCTCGACCGGCAATGATGCCGGCAAACTGCTCTGGTATGTCAACGCAGCGCCGCAGAAACCGATTCTGCTCAGATTCAAGGCGAAATACTTGGACAGCCGAACAAATAAGGTTCACAGAATTATGATGGACTATTCCATCAACTGCAAGAATGCGACCCTCTACAAGCCGACGCTGCTGCTTTCGAGTGGTGACCGATACTATAATCCGCTTCGTGATACAGACAAGCAGGTCATCAATGCATCTCTGCGCCTCGGATCAGAGGAGTGCGCTAAGGAGAAGAGGCTGTTCATCTGGGAGATTCTCCGTGATAGAGGTCAGTTCTCTGCCATTACAGCAGATGACCTCGAAATCAAAGTTTCTTCAGATGGTGCATCGGTTACTCTAGACCGCTCGCTCATGGGCAAGCGCATCTGCATCAGATGCAGGGCTAAATTCTCGGCAGATGGCAATCCGGCAAGCGTAGATCTGAGTGATGCCACACCGAACAGAATTGTCAATATCGTCCGCAGGATACCATTCTACGATTACGATATCCTCGACACGGTCGACGAAGTCCTGCCCGACACGAAGGTAGTAAACCCAGCGGCAACCATCTCTGACAATGTCGGAGAAATTGCGAACCCGACAAGAGAACTGCAGGTCCTCTGGTGGATGGCACCGAATAACTCGATACACTTTGAGAACGCTGTCCTTGTCGGACATGGCATGTCTCCGAGAGTACCTACAGATCTGCTGGATCCGAACAGGGGAGCTATCCTTGCTTTGGAAGTTAAAGACCTCGATCCTTTAGCTCTGGCTATGGATGCAGACGGCAAGGTCTTCGTGGACGCAGATGGCAATCCGTTCATTTTTCACTAATCATCATTTATAATATAATATATGGAAAGATACATCAAGGCAAATCGCAAGGTCGTGGAGTTGCTTCAGCTGACCGAGGACAGAACTGAGCTGCAGGATGGCAATTTCATTCTCTGGTGTCAGGATATCCTACAGCTTGGGGAACCTATCGAGTTCGAGGAGACGCTGTCCAGAATAGGCGCTATAGCTATGGATGGCAAGACCGCCTGCATGGAGCAGGAAGGCGAAGTGTGCAACAAGCTGCCTGTAGCTACAGACAGCAGATTCATCATGACAGAGCAGAGAGAGGAGGCAGAAAATGAGTAGCGCAAGTAAGTCGACAACCATCAACTTCATACCAAAGATGGGTACATTTACTCCGTCAATCCAGTCGCCTGACGGAGATATCTACCAGGAGTACCAGAGAAATGGGGATGTCGTGACTGTCTATCCGGATTTCTCGCAGACGCAGCCGAAGCTGTACTTCGTTGTCATCTCATCGAGAACAGCAGAAGGCATCAGTACACCAACCTCCATGAAGTACTTCTTCAATGATACGGAGATTCCTTTCAATTCTGCAGGCAAGTCTACAGGACTGTTTGACGGTCTCTTTGAGATTATCAGACCAAGTGCTTCGCAATTATATTGGGGACTGAAAATCTGCAACAACCTGGTTAAGGTTTCTAACTATAGCGGCATTACAATCAGGATGGTCGGTACCATCACAGAGCGTTCTGGGCAGCAGGAGGCTACAGATGATATTCAGGCTAGCTACGATATTTCCGTTGGTCCCTACACAGGAGTCGCCTATCGTGTGACAATAAAGGCTCCGGCTAATGATACGCACAACTTCGTTCTGGGTAGCAAGGATGACAGCTGCCAGCTCGAAGCCAAAGTCACGCAGGGCAACGAAACTCTGACAGCAGGACTATATTACAAGTGGTATAGAGCAGTCAATAGCATCACAGGTTGGGAGCAGATTGCAGGAGCCAGTGCCAAGATCCTCACCGTCAAGGCATCAGATGTTGATTGCACGAGGGAGTTCATGGTGGAAGTGTACAACGACAAGGCCATGGGCAAGGATAATATGCTGGGTTTCGACTTTCAGACTGTCATCGATGCGTCAGATCCATACGATATTGAACCCAACCCGACACCGGCTGATGAGTCTATCAGCGAGGACGAGTCAGGCAATGGTACTGTGACCTATACTCCGAGACTGATTGTCAGGGGAAAGTCTGAAGCTATTGGTAGTAAGTTCTATTTTACGCTGAAGTCAGGTTCTGGTGTTGTCCTCAATACTGAGGCAGCACGCAAGCCTACTGTCCAGCTGAGTTCATTTGCTGTGACCAGGACAGACTGCGAGCATGCCGGTTACAGCAGCGTGTCATTAACGATTCAATCAGTCAAGTAGTCTATGACAGTAATAACAAGAACTATTAATTTTATCCGGAAGGCTGTCAAGGGTGAGAAGGGCAGCGTCCTTCGAGGTCCGCAGCTGTGGAATACCTGCAGCAATGGATACAGATTCGAAGCGGGTGGAGAAGGTGAAGAGTGGAAGGATGTTGTCTTATATAATGGCAATAGCTATTCCTGCATCAAGACGCACGTCAAGACTGCAGATAATTATCCGGGATCTGCAGCAGATCTGAACAACCATTATTGGCGACTGGGTCAGTCTATCGAACTCATCATAGCCCACATCATCCTCGCCCAGTACCAGATGGTGGAGAACCTAGGTGTCCGAACCATCGAGATGAAAGATAAGGACGGCAATGTAGTCTTCAGAGCTAAGGACGGCGATCTCGTTTGCAAGGGAGGAATATTCCAGAATGTCAGCGTCTCTGGAGATGTCTCTGTCGGAAGACTGAGATACAAAGAAAATACGGTTACTGATGGCACTAGTGTCATCAATGGCTCTTTTATCATGGGTTGGGGTACATATGTCCTACCACACCTGAAAGATGGAGAATCCATGCGCATCGTGGCCTTCAATCCTATCATAACGCGCAATTCACTGCCAACGGTACTTAAGGGCGAGCAGGCAGAGGATCTATTCATGCCGGCAAGCTTTAATTTTTCGTTGGCTAGAGAGAAAACCATAGAATTTAATGGGTGGTGTGAACTCATCGGTACGAACCATATTGGTCACACAATATGGGTATATAATATTGTAGAAAATAATCAAAAATTAGAATAGCTGAAAATGGAAGGTAAAAAATTCAATTCCGTGACGAAAGTCACAACAGTGAACAGCAACCAGAGCGTGCTGCTGACAGACCAAAATGGCAATGTCACTAGCATCGGTATGGATGCGCTCAAGGCTGACCTTGCTATTGGTCAGCATGCCTGGTGTGGAAGAGTGTGGGACACTAACAACGCAACGCCTAAGGCAGCATCATACGTTGGCTCACTTGAGTTGCTGAGGGAGTTGCCGTACATCCTCGGACTGGGCGCATACCTGGTCAAGAATGACCACAGTCGTCGGAAGCTCGACAGCAAGGATCACTACAAGTATGCCACGGGCGAAGCCGCCAAGCTAGACGGTTCACAGGGCCACTACCAGTGGGGATGGGGCAGAGAGTTCTACTTCGTCACCAAGGATGTCGGTGGCCTCCATTACGAGATGATCGGTCTCAAGCCTATCCCTGGCGAGTACAACTACAAGATCCCTATCGGCTCCATCTCCGCCTCAGGCTTCGCCACCATCGAGCGCAGCACAGGCAGACTCGTCAGCTTCATCAACACAGGCTCTGACTACCGAGGAGGCAACAACGATGCCTCCCTTGACGGCACCAACCGCACCCTCTGCGGCAAGCCGGCAAGCTCGCAGACCACAGAATACTTCCGTGCCGCCGCACGCAAGAATGGCAAGGGGTGGCTCTGCACCACCATGCGACACACCACCATCATCGCCGCACTCATCGGGGTCATCATGGGCACACACTACGACCAAGATGCCGTCAACACCGCCAAAGACGCCAACGGTCTCTACCAGGGCGGTCTCGGTGCAGGCACCTCAAACTTCAACTGGGGAACCTGGGGCACTTACAACTCCTACCGCCCATTCCTCCCCATGTCCGCAGGCATCGAGCTGGGCGACAGCGTGGGCGAGACTACCTACGCAGTCAAAAATGACGCAGGCACCACGGTCTACACAGCCAAGGTCTCCAGCTTCTTCGGTCTCAAGCACGCACAGGGCGGCTACCTCTGGCGCATGATGGATGACGAGCAGGTCCGCATCAACTCCGATACCACCGCCACACACCTCGTCGCACCATCCATCTATGGCTCATGGACCATCGGCTCAGCCACGGGCATGAAGGCTTACAGCACCTCGCCTGCCACAGGCGAGGGCTACATCACCCGACTCTCCATGGAGCATTTGGAGAATTTCGCCACGGCCGTCGGAGGCAGCGAGACCACATACAGGACTAGCTATTTCTGGAATACTTCCAAAGCTACGAGCGGTTTCCGTCTCTGCCTGCGTGGGTGTAACGCTAACAATGGCGGTCAATGCGGTTCTTCGACTCTCAACGTTAACAATGATGTCTCGAATGCCAACGGTAACATCGGCGCCGCCCTCTGCGAAGCAGCATCCGAGTGGTCTGTGGAGCCAGAGTATTACGCAGCGGCCTAAAGTCTGCAAAAGCTTGCTGGGTGTCCAAAAGTTTGCTAGGTGTGCATCAGCATACAGGGCAACCGCGGCGTAGCCGCAAGCACCCAGCGAGCGCAGCTCGCACCCTCAGATACCGCCTTTGGCGGTCGGCGACCAAAATTTTTAGCCCATATTGGCAAAAAAACGCTCTTTGACTTCTTTCCATCCGATTTTTTTTATTAACTTTGCAGTGGTTTTCTAACCAGGGTGTGACCCTTGGTGCTGGTTTCCGTCTCTGCCTGCGTGGGTGTAACGCTAACAATGGCGGTCAATGCGGTTCTTCGACTCTCAACGTTAACAATGATGTCTCGAATGCCAACGGTAACATCGGCGCCGCCCTCAACTTAAACACTAGAGACTCTCTTATACAGGGCTATCGTTTGCTGCCCTGTTCGAGATAATAGGGTCAGTCCTCGCCCCATGGCGATACATACACACACCAAGATTAGCTGGTAGATGATGACAATAAGGTCATCCGGTCGAAGGTTATGAACATTAAAAAAGCAGACACCATTTTTCCAGTGCAGGCTATCTGCACAGATACACAGTTTACACAGATTATTACACAGACTTAACACCGCAAGAGTTATGAGAAGGTTTGGCCATATCTCGCCACAGGTCGAGACACTCGACAACTTCAGACGTGCATTCTACGACTATGCACGCCAGAAGATGCATCGCCAGTCGGTGCAGCAGTTCGAGGCAAACCTAGACCATAACCTAGACCGCATGCTCGGGGCATACCAGTCAGAGTCCTGGCACACATCACCCTATGTGGCAAAAGACATCGACTATCCCAAGCATCGACAGGTCAACAAGCTGCCAGTGATCGACCACGTGATGCAGCATGCCGCCCTCGCACCTGTCGAGGCAGACCTGCGCCGCACCATCCATGGTCACAGCCCAGCTGGCACCAAGGGCAAGGGCACACATTATTTCTATCAGCTTGTGAAGCGAGACATTTTCTCCTCGCCACAAGCCGAGACCTTCTATTGCCTGCCCATGGATATCCACCACTATTTTCAGTCTATCGACCACAACCTGCTTAAGGCAGAGTACCGCCGCAAGATCAAAGACCGCAAGCTCCTCGCCTTCATCGACGAGGTGGTGGATAGCTTCAATCCCGGCATCGTGCTCGGTGTCAAGCTAGCCCAGCTCTTGGGGCAGCTCTTCCTCGCTCGTTTCGACTACCTCGCCATCCGCTGCTTCGACATCCTCCAAGATGCCGACCGCTTCCGCTATTGGCAGGCTCGCTACGTCAGCGAAATGCTCGTTACATGCCGCACACCTGAGCAAGCTAGACTGCTAAGTGGGGGGGTGAAATTCCTCAATGACCGCTTCGAGCGGTTCTGCCAACAGGGGCTCAGCCATTATTATCGCTTCATGGACAACATCTACATCCTCCACGAGGATAAGGTGTTCCTCCGCCTCATGGCAGAGCTCTCCGTCATGCACCTCGCCAGAGACTGGCATCTCTCTATCAACAAGTCATGGGGTGTCCATCGCACTTGCGATGGCATCGACTTCTGCGGTCAGATCATCTACGCTGACCACGCCCTCTTGCGCAAGAGATTCAAGCATGATCTCTGCGCACAGGTGGCAAAACTCCGCAAGCAAGGTTACTCAGAGCGTCAGATCCAGCTCAAGGCAGCATCACGCCTAGGGCTGGGCATACACGCCAACACAAAAAATCTATATAAGAAAATCGGTATGGAAAGATTTGGTAAACTCGTAAAGGCACGCCGTGCACGCGTCCCTTTCGAGGGAATGGAGAAATCACAGCAGCAGTCCATCGAGGACATCATCTGCAGTGAGGGTCAGGATGAGAACAAGTTCCTCATCCAAGTCATAGATTACAAGGTCGATGACTCGGTCATTGAGAAGGAGACCGTGCAGGTCGAGGAGACTGCCGCAGACGGCAGCACCCACCTCGTCACCAAGGAGGTGCCCAAGAAGCGCCTCACCCTGCGCTATCGCATCATCGACCACATCGAGGGCACCACAGAGGTCTGGCAAACCACCGACCACTACCTCTATACAGGCTCCAAGATCCTGATAGACCAAGCCCTCAACGACTTCTGTCGTGACGAGCTACCATTCTCAACCGTTGTCAAGGAGCTTCACAACAAGTTCAAAAAGAAGTTCTATAAATTCACATAAACGGTTATGAAAAAGATTTATCCAGCTCGCAAGAGCTTCGTCAAATATGACGATGATCACTTCTTGCTCTACCTCGGTGAGCAAAAAATAGAAGACTATCACCCGGAGACAAACACTCCAGGTTCTTCTTCAGACGACAAGTCCAAGGCAGCGGACAAGGGCATCACCGCCTTCAGCTACGAGGGCACAGAGCCAGACGGCTCCACCAAGATTGCAGCCCAGTCAGCAACCTACGATGACTTTGCCGCAGGTTTGGTTCGCACCAAATACAGCCAAAACCAGGTCGAGGCCATCCTGTGCAACCATGGCGATGGCAATGAGGAGCACCAAAAGGAGTATGACACCTTCCAGGCTTGGCGCATCCAAGCCAAGGAGATGGCTCATGAGGTGCTTGAGAGAGCGGTCTAATTGATAAATACCCGATAGCGAGGTGGCTATCGGGTATTTTTATTTTTCCACCTACCTAATTACCTTTGCATAATAAAAAGCAAAAATATCATGCAGAGAAATACTAAAGAATGGATACAATACGGCTCAGCCATCGTGGTGCTCACCTCTGGCATCGTACTGGCATACGTCAGCTATTTCACATCACAGATGCGAGATGTCACTGACAACGTGCTCTGGTACTTTGCTCAGACACTCATGTATGCTGGCTCCATCTTTGGCGTGGCTATCGCCATCGATGCCAAGTTCGAGAATATCAAAAACAAATTTTTTAATCATAAAAACAATGAGACAGATTAAACGCATTTTCGTTCACTGCACAGCAGGTTCACAGCGTCAGACCATCGATGACCTCAAGGCTGAGTTCCACCGAAAAGGCTGGTCCAATCCTGGTTATCATTATGTCATCGACACCAATGGTGGTGTCCACCAACTCCTCGCCATCGAGCATGTCAGCAATGGTGTCCAGGGCTACAACTCCACCGCCATCAACGTGGCCTATATCGGTGGCATCGATGCCGACGGCAAACCTATCGATAACCGCACACCAGCGCAAAAAGACGCTCTTGTGCTCCTACTCCACAAGCTCAAACAAAAGTTCCCAACGGCTCAGATCATGGGCCACCGTGACATTTGGGGCACAGACAAGTCCAACTGGCGCAAAATGTGCCCATGCTTCAACGCTATCCAAGAATATAAAGACATCGCATAAATTATGAAATCTCCAAAGACCATCATTTCACTCCTGGCAATCATGCTCATCACGACCATGGTTGCCTTCATCAGTTCGGCTAACAAAAACGAGGCTCTGCAGAGAGACCTCGACCGCATGACGCAAAATGTGGCAAACGTCAACTATGACATTCAGTATGACAAAGTCCAAGACTCCCTGCCTGTGGCTCAAAACAATGCACTGCAGGTGAAATATGACGAGCTTCAAAAACTCCACCTCACCGACGCCCAGCTCATCAAAGACCTCAAGGTTCGACTCAAAGATGCACAGACCATCCATACAGTTTCATCTGCCACGACCGACACAGTGCCCATCTCCCCAGTCCCAGAGACTGCCGATTCCGTCTTCTCATACAGAGACCGATGGCTACAGCTTCACATCGACATCCCTGCCAGACAATGCCAATATACCGCCTACGATAGCCTCACGACCATCGTCAGCCGCACCTACAAGCACAAGTTTCTGTGGTGGCGCTGGGGGACAAAAGGCTATAAGGTTCAAATCGTCAACTTCAACCCTCATTCCAGGATTAACTACTCGAGATACATAGATGTAGTTAAATAACAAGGTTAAAGCAAAGATTTAACATAAAAAACTTGCATATTCTGATTTTTATTATTATATTTGCAACAAAGATAATAACAAACTTTAGAATTATGGTAGGTATATTGATATTCTCAGCTATTGCAGCTTTCATCACTCTAGGTGTTGGCCATACTCTTAACAGGATGGGGAAGCATGTTTCTTCTTATCCTCACAAGGGTATGGAAGATGAGCCAAAGCTTACAATAGAGGATATGTATAGCCCAAACAATAACTTGTCTTTATTCTTCAAGGACGGCAATTCATATTCAGTATTGGTATCAAATCATAGTATTGATAAAGAAGAATTTGTGTTTGCTGACAATACAATTAACTTAAGGAATAAAGTTGCAAGAGTTCTCAGAAATTTTGCAGCTCTTGAAAAATCCCAAAATAAAGACAGCGTAATACTTTAATATATACACAGCCATCGAATACAGTTGCATTCGATGGCTTTTTTATGGTATTTTTATAGCTTTTCAGCTATTCTTATCTTTGCAGAAAACTATAATAAATATCATTTATGGCAAACAGTACACAAACATTCATAGGCCGGGTTCTGCTTGATGACAAACAAGCAAAACAGACTATCGCATTGCTTGAAAAGCAGCTCGAACAAGTTAAGCAAAAAAAGACTGATGCATTCAAAAAAGGAGATGACACCAAGGCTTTCGATAAAGAGATAAATCGAATAAATGCTTCACTCAAGACATTGCGAACCAACCAAGAGCAGGTGAATAGAACATTCAACAATCTTTCTTCTGCCTCATATAAAGAATTGTCTGTTGTAATGAAAACAGTACAAAAGCAGCTACGCTCAGGAGCTGTCGAGCGTAATTCTGAGGAATGGAAAAAGCTTCAGCAAAAGCTCAAAGAGGTTAAGCGAGAAATGAATGCCATCAATAGCGAGTCAAAAGAAACAACAAGTCTTTGGTCTCGTTTCGTTAACGTGCTCAATACCAACTGGGGAGCTGTATCGCAGATTATCGCTGCATACGCAGGACTCTCTATGACCATCCGAAAATGCGCCCAAGCCTATGCCGATATGGAGGAATCCATGGCAAACGTCCGCAAATATACAGGTCAGACCGATGAAGAGGTTCACCGGATGAACGAAGATTTCAAGCGAATGGACACCCGTACGGCTCGTGAGCAGCTCAATGAACTGGCTGGTTCTGCCGGTCGCCTGGGCATCACCAGTAAGGATATGATTGAAGAGTTTGTTGATGGAGCCGACAAGATTAACGTTGCGCTAGGCGATGACTTGGGAGAAGGAGCGGTTGACAAGATTGGCAAACTTGCTCAGATGTTCGGGGAAGATAAGACCAAAGGACTCCGTGGTGCAATGCTCGCCACTGGTTCTGCCGTCAACGAACTTGCACAGAATTCATCAGCCAATGCCGGATATATAGTCGATTTCACCGCCGATCTTTCCGGTGTAGGCATCCAGGCAGGCATGACTCAAGCACAACTGATGGGTCTCGCTTCTGCACTCGATCAGAATATGCAGGAAGAGGCAACCTCTGCTACTGTGTTCTCTCAGCTTATAACCAAGATGTATCAGGAACCGGCTAAATTCGCAAAGATTGCCGGTGTAGAAGTCACGAAGTTCTCAAACTTGATGAAGACCAATGCAAATGAGGGATTGATGACATTCCTTTCTGCCATGAAGTCTAGAGGTGGGTTTGCTGAAATGGCTCCTATGTTTGAAGAGATGCAGCTGAATGGTACTCGTGCCGTTGGCGTTCTCTCTGCAGTAGCTTCACACCTGGACCAGGTAAGAACTGCCCAGGATCTCGCTACCCAGTCATACGCTTCAGGCACAAGTGTCATCAATGAGTTCAATGTCCAGAACAATACTGTGCAAGCCCAGCTGGATAAGGCAAAGAAACGTTTTGAAGACCTCACTGTAGAACTGGGTGAACAGCTCATCCCAGTAACCAGATATGCCATCTCTACCCTGAGCATAGGCATACATGTGTTATCAACATTGATAACTTTTACGTTCACACACGTCAAACAGCTCACAATAATAGGTTCCGCCATCGCTGTCTGCACGGCTCTTTGGTATAAGGAAACTATAGCCATCAAGCTAAAAGCAGCAGCTACTACATACGCAGCTGCCATAGACAAAGCATATATAGCTACAACAACCCTTCTGCGTGCTGCCATGGTAGCCCTGCAGGCTACATGGGCGTATTTAACAAAGGGCGTGCAAGGCTATATCGTTGTAATGAGGGCAGCCCGCTTAGCCAGTCTTACTAATCCATGGGCCGCACTCGCCACCGTTCTTACGGTGGTAGGAGTTGCGGTTTATGGAGCTGTTAAAGCCTTTACTTCGTATAATGAAGCTATGCGTAACAGCACACAAGAAGCAAAGAACAACAGGGCGGTTGCGGAAGCACAGGCAAGTCTCGCCAAGAAAGTATCTGATGCAACTCTTGATGAACGCAACAAAGTGGATATGCTTAACAAAGTTATCCATTCCAACGCCTACACCGTAGATGAGCGCAGGCAAGCTATCGCAGCCATGCAGAAACTGGTTCCGGAGTATCATGCTTCTATATCCAAGGAAGGAAAGCTGTATAATGACAACCAGATTGCAATCCAGAACTATATCAAAGAGCTGGAGAACGCGGCGATGGCAGAAGCTATATATGAGCGCAAGGTTGAAATCAACAAAAAGAAACTGGAGCTGAAACTTAAAGAAAGTAAAATACGCCACTCTCTTAAAGCAGTTGATGCCGAACGTAAGTCACATCCTGAACGATATGAAAGCGAAGCTGTAGCAGATGCATTTACCGGTCAGCTCATTGAACAGAATGATGCATTAAAGAGTAATGAGAAGCAGAAGAAGATTCATACACGGAGACTCAAGGAAAACCTGAGCCTGCAACAGCAACTCAATGCAGAAGAGTCCTATTATAACACAGAACTCAGGAAGAATGCAAATCTCCAGAAACTATATAAAAAGAAAGAAAAGAAGAGTCTCCAAGGCGAAAGCACAGGAACGAACAGGACAACGGGCTCTACCGGTCATTACACAACAGAGAAGGAGCGTAAAGCAGCCGAAAAGGAGCAAAAGAAGCGTGAAGCTGCTGCACGTAAAGCAGAAATCAAGCGAAAGGCAGACCTCAAAAAAGAGCTGGATGATGCCAAGAAAAGTACCGAGGCTCAGCAGCTGGAAGCCACTACCCTCTACTCTACCGGTCAGATTCGCCTGGCAGAATACAACGACCGCATGGCGAAGATTAAGGAGCAGGGACTTCAGCAGCGCATGGACATCCTTCGCAAATACGGAGAGGCTGAGAGTGAGGAGTACAAGCGTCTGAATGCCCAGAAAGAGAAGATCTCTGCCGATTATGAGCGCAAGCAGACGCAAGACCTTCAGGACCTGGAGTACGACCGGCAAGTGGCAGAACAGGCCATCACTGCCGAATATTACAATAAGGACTCCGACCTCTATCATAACGAGAGTGCTATCAATGAGGCGCTTTTTCAACTCGACCAGACGTTTCTCAAAGAGAAACAGGCACTCTATCTGAAGTCCTCTGACGAGTACTGGCAGATAGCCCGAGAGATTGAGCGCAGTGAGCAGCAGCACCAGTATGACCGCCAAAAGCAATACGATGACACGCTGATGCAGCTCAAGCAGGAGTATCTCACCCTCGGCAATGAACAGCAGATGCAGCTGGAGCTTGCAGGACTGGATGAGGTTCACAAGGCTGGTCTTGTAAGCGAAGAGGAGTATCAGCGCATGAAGATGGGCATCGCTAACAAGTATGCATCCTACAAGCCGGACGCCAAAGATCAGGCAAAAGACGATGCAACCACCGCTCTCGATACCGCCAAGAAGATGACTAGACAGACCGATGACCGTAGCGGTTCGCTCGGATCAGATAATCTCGCCACCATTGCGGGAGGCGCCATTGCTGCCATCCAACAGCAGAAGATGGTTAATGATAATCTTCAGAAGCTTCGAGAAGAAGATATGATCAGCGAACAGGCATACCAGGATGCCAAGAAACAGATGAATCAAGAGACCTATAAGAATATTGCAGCCATAGCAGGTGCAGCCTTCAGTAGTATCAGCAGCATGATGGGCGCAGCTTCAGCTTACTCACAGGCATGTTCCGACCTGGAGGTTGCCAAGATTCAGGCGAACTACGACAAGCAGATTTCTGCTGCCGGCAATAACTCTGCCAAGAAGAAGCGACTCGAGGCGAAACGAGACAAGGAGATTTCTGCGGCAAAGACTAAAGCTAACAAGAAAGCGATGAAGATAGAGATTGCTCAGGCAGTCGCTTCTACCGCTATGTCGGCTATCAATGCCTACTCTTCAGCTGCAGCAATCCCTACAGTGGGCTACATCATCGCCCCTATAGCCGCCGGACTCGCTACTGCTGCAGGTATGCTTCAGATTGCCACAATAAAAAAACAGCATCAGGCAGAAGCAGCAGGATATTATGAGGGTGGTTTCACTGGTCCCGGTCATTGGAAGAAAGAAGCTGGCGTGGTTCATGCAGGCGAGTTCGTGGCGAATCATAACGCTGTGAATAATCCTCAGCTTCTTCCTGCCCTTCAGCTCATCGATGCAGCACAGCGCAATAATACCGTGGCATCGCTCACAGCCCAAGACGTAAGTCGTGCCATGGGAACTGGCAGCGCTGCCGTTGTTGCACCTGTTGTCAATGTTAATGCAGACAACGAACAGGTAGGTGCATCTCTCGATAACGTGAGTTCAACCATTGAAAGGCTCAATGAACAGCTCAACCTGGGCATCAAATCATACGTGGTCATTACGGGTCCAGATGGTTTCGACCGCAAATGGAGTCAATACAAGAAAATGAAATCAAACAAATAGTCTATGATTACATGTGTTATTAATGGTATGGCAGCCTATCCGGCTGCCAGCCAATCCATCAAGTTAACATACGCCAACCAGTACGTCACGGACGATGGAGAATATTCATACGACATTAACTTTCCGATGTCGATTATGGATAACCGTAGAGTTTTCCACAATGTTAGCCGCTTCGATGTATCTAAGGTTACCCAGAAGTTTAATGACTGCAAACTGTACGTGAGCGGTCGTTTGATTCTATCGGGTGTAGGAACCATCATCAGCGTAACGGAGGCTGAAATAAAACTGCAGATTGTGGGCGGAAAATCCCGCATCAAGTATAATGACAGGATGACCAAGCATTATATCGATGAAATCGCAACATTTGGCACAGCTGACAAACCTGGTTATACTGTCGACAAGGGCTGGTCTCAGGGATTTAAAAACCTTCAAAAGATCAAAGACATCTATAGACTTGATGAAGATAAGTCGAAGTTCCTGGGAGTAGAAGGTAAATGGTGTTTCGTACCTGTACGGGACGAAACAAATGATATGATTGCTAATTTTGTTGGAGTGGATAAAACTAAGCAGTTCATCGGCTACAATGCGCCATTTGTCATGAACTTGGCTGTTCAGCCCAACCTGATGTACATATTTCGCAAGGTGGTGGAGTTCGAAGGATATACGCTCAAGCGCAATGACTTTGACTGCAAACCATGGAATCTCCTGTATATTGCTTCAGCTTACAAGACCAGAGAACTCCGTAAAGCACTACCTCATTGGTCAAGCTATACCTTTATAGAGGAATTCCGCAAGCTGTTCAATGCCACCATCGTCTTTGATGATATCAGGAAGACCTGCTCTGTTCTCAATGCATCAGAACTGACAACCGCAGATTCTGTAGAGATCGAGCCTTTGGATGAATACACTACGGATTACGATGAGGATGGCTCCTTCTCTACATCATCTACGGCAAACCTAGAGTACAATCTGGGAGATTCTGCCAATAGAGACAACTATGAAGTTATTTCAAAAAAAGTCTTCGAGAATTTTAAAATAGTCCATAGTACAGGTACCTGGGACCCGCAAAATCAGTTCAAAGGGACAACACAGTCATGGTCTGAAAAACAAAAAAGACAGACTATCATTGAGTGTAATGGTAGTTACTACATATATGTAGAGAATGAGGACGGTTCGAAAACATGGCAGCTGGCAGGCGTTTGGTCACCATTAATCAGGGACAGTTCTTCTGATGATTATGTTGATATTAACATATCTCCTGCAGCACAAGTTGTAGAAGATATCAATTTCAAAACAGCAGTCATAGGCGAAGATAATTACTACGAGAAGCGATGCCTTCTTTCAATACCTAATGATAAGGAGCCGGATTCAAAGGAGTGCGATGTTGATGATGACGGCTACAGCTACACATCCGTGCAGGATGCGATAGACGATGAGTCAACACTCGACAAATCCGAAGATGATCAGGAATGCATGAATATATTCTTCATTATTCCAGGAGAAGTACAAGATGACAACAAATTTAGTTGGGTTAGAGCGAAGTCTAGGTGGCCAAAATTCAAAACCGACTACCGAATAAATAAAGAATATTGTGGTAGTACCGAAGGAGGGTTTGGTGGGAACGGAGGAGGTACATTTAAAGAAAAGTATCCTTACTCTCTGTCGATTTGTACGAAATCGACTAATGATGTTGTTACTCTAGGCTGCTTACATGATAACGGTCTCAAGATGGACAACAAGAACTGTCTCCAGGTTAAGTTCAAAAGCGAAGTCATCCCTGATCCTTCCAACACCTACATCATACATAACAAGAAATATGTATGCGAAAAAATCGAGTTGGAAGTCAAGGATGACCAGATAGAGCCAATCTTCGTTGGCTACTTTTACATGATGTCGTAATCTCCGAGGAGACTAAAGCCCACCTTTAAAGTGCTTAGTCTCCTCGTTTACTTTCATCTGATTCTTGATATAGCGATTAGTCACAGATATATCAGAGTGTCGTGCCTGCTCCTTAGCAACAACTATACCTTGAGCATTGGCCAAGTCTCTAATGCCGGTATCTTTCAAACTGTAGAACTGATACTCCTTAGGAAAGCCTATGGCATCACGCATCTTGCCCCACTCTACTCGCAACTGATTATAAGCCGCTCTCTTTTCACCAGGTTTCAGACTCTTTCCGAAAATGTAGCAATGGCTAGGATGCTCGAAGATCTTCAGTTCTATCATCAGCTTCAGGATTTCATCATTAAGGGCAACCATTCCGTCCTTGCGGTTCTTACTGATGGCAGAACTGATAAAGACAGTCTGATTCTTGATAGATACATCTCCGATCTTTATCTGGGTCAACTCATTCGGACGGATGAAAGTATAATACTCAAAGAGACAAGCCAGAAGGAAATGCTTGTCATGAGTATAAAGATAATCCTTCATCTTCTTGAGAGCTCCAGGAGTCAATGGATTCCGGAACTTCTCTGTTTGCGCAATATTGCGAATATCGATGGCAGGATTCTCGGAAATATACTTTCGATCCATCAGCCAAGTACCGAACGAGACAAACCAGGAACGATAGTTATTCCTGGTTGTAGCTGATACATCACGATCATACATCAGATGATCCAGGAAGTCAATGGCAAAGGCTCGGTCTATCTGATAAGCATATTTGATACTCCTACACTCCTCTATGAAGGTTTCGAGCATCTTGAGGCGGCTGAGATAGTCAATAGAGGTCTTTTCCTTCATCGACTTTTTATTAGTCATTGACTTAATATAATCTCTATATCTACTAAAAATTATTGGTATTTCCGTAAATTGGCGCGACTGGTCAGCATTCACCCATGGGTTCCATCCTGCTGTCAATTTCGCAGTAATATTGTGAATAAGAAGACTGCCCATCATACGCTTTTTATGATCAGACTTATACTTGTTGAGCATATACTTCTTGCGCTTCATTACACCGGAAACTGGGTCACGAGCATAAAAGTCAACATACCAGTACCCGCCCTTGGTATGCAACACAGGAAGCGTGAATCCTACTATTTCACGCGAACTCAAAAAATCGATTTCTTTTGCATTCATTTTTTTTCATTGTCCGTTTTACTGGCCAATGATATTAAACATCTGCTAAATCTAAAAAGTCCCGTTTCTAAAACGGAAAATCGGATAAGAATGTTGAAACTAACTTCTTACCCGATCATTGTTGCGGCGGCAGGACTCGAACATGCGACCTCCAGGTTATGAGCCTGGCGAGCTACCAACTGCTCCAC